AGCGCGCGCTCGAGCTCGTCGACGCGCGCCTCGGCGGCGCGGGCGCGCTCGAGATAGCGGTTGTTGGCGGCGAGGAGGTCGGCGTTTTGGCGCGCCAGGTCGGTCATGACCGCATCCCATCGAAATGGCGCGCGGCGGCGTCGAAGCGATAGGGAACGCCGTCGTCGAAGGCGTAGTAGAAGACCTCGAACACATCGTCTGGCTCGAAACTGTCGCCGACGTACTCGCGAAGCAGGCGCACGCACTCCTCAAGGCTGGTCGCGAGCGTCTCGGCCTGAAAGCCGCCGAGGATGCAGCACGTATTTGCTTCGGACGGCATCGGCACGTCGACTGTGTAACCCTCGGCCGTCAGCTTGAGCGGCCAGACGCCGTAGTCGGAGCGGCTGACGAATATGACATGGTCGCCGTCTTTGAGCGCGCGGCAATTACTGTTGGCTTCGTCAGGCGAGAAGCGCAGGTCGAGCGCCGGCGCACCGTCGTCGAGGTCCACGATCCATGCGTCAGGAGTCGGCCGGTCCGGCGGCATGATCTCGTCGACGAGGTCTTGCGGGAAATAGGCGGTCTTGTCAGTCATGGGCGTTGTCCGGGTTGGCGGGTTTGGCCGCGGAAACGCCGAGCGAGAAGCCCTCGCCCGATCGCGCGCGCTCGATGAGATCGTCGTAAAGAACCTCGGCCTCGTAATCGCCGTCGCAGAGGATCTCGATCGAGACGACGTCGTCTTGAATGCTGATCGCCAGGCGCTTGCCGACCAGGTCGGCGCGCGGGCGTGCGGGGCGTTCAATCATGCAGCAAATCCTCGCTCATCCCGCTCTCCTCTCCTTCAGCGCGGCGGCGCGGGCGGCATTCAGCGCGGCCATGGCTTCGGTCGAGCCGCCGGCGTCGGGGTGGCGCTCGCGGGCGAGGCGGCGGAATTGCGCCTCGACGACGTCGGCCGACGCGTCGCGGCGCGTCTCCAGCACGTCCCACCACGGCCGCTCCGCGCCCGGCGCGGGCAGGGCGACGAAGCCGGCGAACATCTCGGCGACCGAGGCGACGCCGTGGCGCTCGATCGCGCGGGTCGCCTCGATATGGGCGGCGAGCGCGGCGATGTTGTCGGCGACGCGGCCATAGGTGTCGCAGGGCATGCAGACCGGCTCGCCCTGGAGCTGGAAATAGAGCGCGACGCCGGGATCGCGCGGCTCGGGCCCTCCCGAGCGCGGCAGGCCGTCGAGCCGCGGTTCGAGGTTGGAGCTGACGACGGGATAGCGCGCGCCGATGCGGTCGAGCTCGGTCTGGAGCCGGGCCAGCGCCTCGGCGACCGAGATCTCGCCGGCGCTGCGCCAGCCGCCATTGTCGCGCATCTTGGCGAACTTGCCGGCCTTGCGTTGCGCCGCCGCGCGGCGTGGGCGCGCAGCCGGCCATTGCAGCGGGAAGGGCGCGATCGTCGTCATCGGGAAACTCCAGCGAGGGTGCGAGCGCGGGCCGAGCCGACGGCGGCCTCGAAGAATTCCAGCCACAGGCGCGCGGTCGGCAGATCGATCTCGCCGGAGAGGCCGATCGCGACCTGGCCGTCGTCGCCGAGCGCGGAGAGGCCGACGCGGACCTTGTCGCCGGCGCGCTCGGCCTGGAAGAGGAGGGCGAGGTCTTCGGCGGGTTCGGTCATGGCTTTTCTCCCGCGTTGACGCGGCGCGCCAGGGCGTCGATCCGACGGCTTTCGTTCGCCGCCGCGAGAGCGCCGCGGGCGGCGAGGGCGGCGCGGACCCGGGCGGCGGCGCGGCGTTCGCCCTCGGCGATCCCCTCCTTGAGGCCGAGCTGGTAGGCGTGGCTCGCGCGCAATGTGTCGGGCGGCTTCATCGGCGGCCCTCCTCGCCTTGGGCCTCGGCGGGCGAGCGCCTGGTCGCCGCGCCGGGGTCGAGGAGGCGCGCCAGCGCCGGATCGTCGCGCCAGCCGGGGAACATGACGCAATGGGCGCAGAGATCGCTCGGATCGTCCGGCTGCGGCGCGAAAGGAAAGACCTCGCGGCCGCAGGCGCGGCAGAGGAAGCTAGGCATCGGAGGGCTCCGGAAAGTGTTTGGCGTCAAGGCTTTCGCCGCGCCGCAGCGCGGCCTCGGCGCCGGATCGGGTGAGGACGAAGGTGAAGTCGCCGCCGCTCAGCACGCTCGGCTTGAAACGCCGAGCCGCGCCGGCCGCCGTCATGGCTTCCCATTGGTCGAAATCGTCGTGGCCCGGTCCGCAGCAGAAATGGTTCCGGTAGGACTGACGCCCGCGCGTAAGCCCGAGCGCGTGCCGCGCCAATTCGATTTGGGCGGCGGAGAGAACCAACGTGGCGGCGTCCTCACGCATTGCCGGACCTTTCATGTTCGGGGGCGACCTCGGGGGCGCGCCAATCGAGCTTGAGGCCGGTTCGGCGCTGGACCAGGTCAGCGACGACCTCGCGCATCAGCGTCATGAAGCCGGCCTTGAGCGCGGGATTCGCCATCACGATCGAAAGCTTGATCGAGCCCAGCGGCCGCGCGCCCTCCATCGTGTCGGGCAGCGCGTAATAGGCGTTCCAGTCCGCGCCCTCCTGACGCAGCGCGAGACGGCCGATCTTCATTTGCCCGGGCATAGGCGCGCCTCCGCTCCTTCGAGAAACTTGACCGCCACGAGGCTGACGCCGAAGCGGTCGACGGCCACGCGCGGCGTCGGCGCCGGCTTGCTCCGATCCACGCCCCAGCGGGCGCGCAGGATCTCGGCGCGTTCGGCGCGGGACACGCGGCGCAGCCAGGCGGGGCCGTAAAGGCGGGAAGGGCGATCGCTCATGCGGTCTCCTCTGCCCGCGCCGCGATCAGCGCGACGAAGGCGAATTTCTCGACCTTGCGCAGGTCGATGCGTTCGAGATTGGCGAGAATGAAGCGGCGGAGCTCCGCGGGTTCGATGTCGAAGGACGAGCCGCCCTGTTGCGGCAGGCGCTGGTCGGGCCGCCGCGGCGCGGCGATGTCGCCGGCGAGGATCCACGCGCCGACCGTCTTCGAGTCGACGCCCAGCAGCTTCGCGACGGCGTGCGAGCTATACGTCGAGCGCGCCGCGCGCCGCGACAGGTCGAGCCGCTTGGCGCGGCAGCCGATCGCGGTCGGGGAGCGCGCGAAGCCGCGTTCCGCGAAGAAGACGGACGCCCGCTTCAAATCGTGCAGCGGCGCCTTGGCCATCAACGCGATCTCGGCGTCGCTCCACGGCGGCTCCTTTTTGTGCGGCATCGTCAGGCCGAGTTCGAGCGCGCGCTTGGACAGCCAGTGGCGCGGCACGCGGAGTTCGTCGGCGAGCGCTGCGACAGCGCCGCGGCCCTTCAACTCGGCCCAGCGGGCGCGGATGATCTCGTCGTCGGGCTTGGCATAGGCGCCGCGCGGATTGACGCTCGCGCAGCGCACGCCGAGGATTTTGGCGCGCATGTAAATCGCCTGCCTGCTGCGCCCTTCGAGCCGCAAGGCGCAGGCGGCCGCCCCTCCGGCTGGATAGGCTTCGCGGATGATCGCGTCCTCCCCGAGGGTCCAGAACTTGTCGCTGTGGCGCCCTGGGCGGTAGGGCGCGGACAGGCGCGGCGCGTGGCCGCGGCCCTTCTTGAACGAAACCGGCGCGAGATCGCTCATGGCCGCATTCCCCGCGACAGCCGCACCGCGCGGCTTGGGCCGTCGTCGTCGAATTCGACCGCGCCGAGCGAATCGACCAGCGCGAGCGCAAACGCGATTTTTCTCTCCTCGACCTCCAGCGCGCCGGCGAAATCGGCGACGCGCGCGCCGTCGGGGGCGAGCGGCGTCAATGCAGCGAAAATGCGCGTCGCCAGCGGCGCCGAGGGGTCGCGCAAGAACGCGCGCACCGCCCGCGCGCCGGCGGGAAGGCCGGCGCAATCGTCGCGCGCCTCGGCATCGGCCTTGGCCTGCGCCGCGAGCCCCTCGACGTCGATCAGCGCCGCGCCTTCGCCGGCGCCGAGGCGCGGCGGCGCAATGAGCGCGGGGCGCGCGCCGGCGTGATGGGTGGCGACCGCGCCGATGCGGGCGATCAGCGAGGAGCGCGAGAAGCCGGGCCCGACGGCGACGAAGTCGCCCGGCGCCAGCATCGGCAGGCGATCGAAGGCTTTGCGCGCATCCCAGCCGCTCGTCTCGGCGGCGCGGCGGATGTCGATGTCGAGCGTGTTGAGGCCGACGAGAAAATTGAGCGCCTCGGAAACCACCGATTTTGCCATCCGCGCCAAGCGCTGGGTGGCGATGACGCCGGCGAGGCCGCGCTTGCGCCCGCGGCTCATCAGGTCGGTAAGCGCCTGGATCGATTCCTTGCGCAGCGACGCGGCGCCGTCGAGCGCGCCGCCATAGGGCGCGAAGAGATGCGCCTCGTCGATCAGCACCAGCGCTGGCGTCCAATGCTCGCGCGGCGCGGCGACCAGGGCGCGGGCGAAGGCGGCGAAGATCTGCATCTGGCGCTCGCGATCGAGCTGGGAGAGATCGAGCCGGGCGGAAATGCGATGCTCGCGCAACCGCAGCGCGGCGGTCTCGATCGAAGCGATGTCGAGCGCCGCGCCGTCGAGCGCGACGAGGCCGAGCGCGTCGACCAGGTTGGCGAAATCGCCCTCGGGATCGATGACGATCTGCTGGACCCGGCCGTGCGTCTGTTCGATCAGTCGGCGTAGCGTCCAGCTCTTGCCGGCGCCGGAAACGCCCTGGACGAGCAGGCGACCGTCGAGCAGCGCGCCGAGCGACAGGCCGAGGGCGCCGCCGGCCTCGGCTTCGCCGAGATCGAGGTCGTCCGGCCGCGACGGCGCGACGACGCGCAGGGCCGGGGCGACTTTCGGCGTGGAGGCCGACGCCTGCTGGGGAGCGCGCAGGTCGACGCGCTCAGCGCGCATGGCGGCGGCGAAGGCGTCGGCCTGGCGCGGGTCGATGCGGATCGGAGCTTCGGTCATGCCACCCTCGCGAGCGACTCGAGCGGATGAAGATCGGGGACGGCGCGCACGAGATAGACGAGCGCCTCACGGAGATCGCCGCGGCGGCAGCGGTCGATCGCCTCGACAAGGGGCGACGGTGAGGAAAGAACGCTCTCGATCGAGGATCGCTGCTCCCTGGCGATCTTCGCGCGATCGCGCAAATTCCTTTCGTCGGCGTCGGTGATGATGCCGCGAACCCGCAGCTCGCGAATGAGCTCGACGGTGCGGAACTCGTCGAGCTCGACGTCGATGTTGATGGTCGCCATAGCCTGCCTCACCCCATGCCGAGCGCGGCGAGGTAGAGATCGAGGATCTCTTCCTCTTCGCGGCGCTGGTCGCGGTCCTGTTTGCGGATGGCGACGATCTTGCGGATGATCTTGGCGTCGAAGCCGGTTCCCTTGGCCTCGGCGTAGACGTCCTTGATGTCGTCGGAGAGCGCCTTCTTTTCCTCCTCGAGCCGCTCGATGCGCTCGACGAAGGCGCGCAGATGCCCGGCGTTGACGGCTTCCGACGTCGCGACGGCTTCGCTGGCGGCCGCGCTCATGACGCGGCGCCCGGCGTGGTTGGTTCGTCCGTCTGAGGCGCGGCGGCCGCGCCGCCCTCGGGCGCGCTGTGAGGCGCTTCGGCTTCGGCGGCGCCGGCGATGGCGCGTTCGATCGCCGCCATGTCGAGGGCGCTGCGGCCGCCCTTGGCCCCCGGCTCGAACTGCGGGTTCGTCGCCGGCGCGTCGTCGGCGTGCAGCGCGTCGAGCAGGCGTTTGATCAGCGTCACCGTCGCCGCGCCTTTGCGCGAGGTGATGTGGCGGCCGATCTGCGCCTCGGTGGCGCGCACGATGTTGATCGAGTCGGCGAGCCGGTCGTCGTTGGCGTCGCGCGCGTCGGCATCGGCGCGATCTTGCGCCTCGCGCCGTTCGGCTTCGGCGCGGCGCGCCGCCTCGTCCTCGGCGGCCTTGAGCTCGGCGGCGATCGCCGCGTCGGCGCGGTCGAGCGCGCCTCCCAAAGCGGGAGGCGGCGGCGTGAAGGGATCGTCGTGCGGGGGCAGGCGCAGGCGCTGGACGCTCATCGTTTTCGCTCCTCGGGGTTGGGCCACTCGGCGTAGGCGGCGTCGTAGGGTTCGTCCTCGACGCGCCTGGATCCCACCAGGGCGCCGGCCGCCGCGCCGGCGATCGCGCCGACCACAAGGCCGACGACGGCGCCGAGGACGAAGGCGAAAATCATCCCACCCATGCCCGCGCTCCGCATTGGATCGCCACGACGAAGGCGCCGAGGCAGGCGAGCTCGAAGAGGTCCCAGGCGAGGGCGCGGATCATGATCGGTCCCTTTTCAGCGTGAACAGCGGCCAGAAGCGCCGCCATGAGGACTTCGGCGCCGGTTGCAGCGCGCGCAAAACGCGGGCCTGGTTGCGGCGCGCGGCGCGATAGGTCACCCCGGCGCGCCCTCGGCGCCGCTTCGTCTGGGCCTGGCTCACAGCGGCTCTCCCATCGCGCGGATGGCGGCGCCGTCGAGCGGCACGTCGGGGCGGCGGATCTCGATCAGCTCGCGCTCGAGCGCGGCGCAGTCCGCCTCGGCGCGCACGGCGATCAGCGCGATGCAGGCGGCGACCTTGACGCCGCCCTCGGTGACGCCGATCCAGCGCCGCGTCGCGACGCCGCCGAAGGGAACGATGAGATCGGTCGATTCGAGCGTCAGCTTCACGACGGATCTCCCTCCAGCCGCAGAAATTCGGGCAGCCAGCTCTTGGCCTTGGCGATGATGCGGGCCTGCGCGAAGAGCGCTTCGTCGTCGCGCCAGGCGTGGCTCATTTCGAGCGCTTCGCCGCCGCAATCGCGGATCGCGGCGAGCGCATGCGCGCGCCCCGCCTCGCGGAAGAAGGCGGCGTAGTCGAAGCCTTCGGCGATGCGGGCGGGCAGCTCCGGCTCGGCGCCGGCGGCGAAATCGGCCAGCGCGCGGGAAAAGTCCGCGTCGGCGCCGCGCAGATCGACCGACGCGGCGACGCATTCGGCGAAGGCGTCGGCGAGCGCCTCGGGCGTCCAGGCGGCGACGACGTCGAGCGCCTCGGCGAAGCCGAGCTTCCCGAGATCGAGCAGCGCGCGGGCGCGCACCGAGCGCGGACCCTGATCGCGGGCGATGCGGACCGGGCGGCGATGGACGCCGGCGACGGCGAAGGCGGCGACGCAGGCGACGAGCGCGAGGCGCTGGCTGCCGGCGATCGCCTCGGCGAGCGCGCGGGAGGCGGCGGTCTCGGCGACGCGGCGCGCCGCCGGCGCGAGCCCAGGCGCTGCCGCCCCTCGCGTCGCGCGCGCGCAGGAGGTGGGCGCGGCGGCGACGCAAGGGGCGGCCTCGCCAGCGGCCGGAGACGGGCTGGACGGGACGTCCGGCGCGGCGGCGAGCGGTGGATCGAAGCGGACGGCGCGGCGCACCACCGCGCGGTCGATCGCGGCGCGCCCTTCGGCGTCGAGCGCGACGGCGACGCCATAGGCGTGGCGCTGCGCCGCCGGCACGGCGCGCAGGGCGGCGGCGCGCTCGATTTGCTCGCGGGCGACGTGCAGCATCTCGCCGGCGACGGGGCTCAGCGCCTCGTCGAAGGCGCGCTCGATGCGGGCGAGCTCGGCGCGCTCCTCGGGCAGCAGGTCCTGCAGGCGCTCGATCGGCGCGGGGTCGCCGGGCTCGAGCGCGAAGCCCCAGCCTTCCTCGGCGCGCAATTGCGCGGCGATCGCGGCGAGCTTCTCGCGCTCGAGGCGGTCGAGCAGCGCGCGGTCGGCGAAACGCGCCTCCTCGTCGAAGAGATCGTCGAGGATGCGCCCGCCCGCGGCGAGATAGGCCTCCGACCCGACGAAGAGCGCCGCCGGCGCGGACGCGGGAACCTCGCCCGCGGCGAGACGGCGGCGGATTTCCTGCGGCCGGCCGGCGAGGACGGCAAAATCGGGCGATGCGAGCAACGCCTCCTGCGCCGCCTCGTCGCGCGCCAGCGCAAAGGCCTGGGCGCTGGCGAGGCCGAAGCGGCCCTCGCGCCAGGCCGCCTTGACGCGCGGCGACAGCGCGGCCAGCGCAATGCGCTCGCGCACGTATTTGCGCGTCACGCCGAAGCCGCGGGCGATCGCCTCGGGGCTGCGCTGATGCGCGAGTTCGGCGAATTTCTCGGCTTCGTCGAGCGCGTGCAGGCCCTCGCGCTCGACGTTCTCGGCCAATGAGGCCTCGCGCGCCGCCGCGTCGTCGCCGTTGAAGACGCGGACGCGCACCACGCAGCGCGCCGGGTCGTCGCCGAAGAGCCGGCGAAAGCCGGCCCAGCGGCGGCCGCCGGCGAGCACCAGGTACGCCCCGGCGGCGTTGCGGCGCGCAAGCAGCGCCTGCAGCTGGCCGTGCTCGCGCAAGGAGGCCGCCATGCCCTCGACGTCGAGGGGGCTGAGCGAGCGCGAATTGCATGGATCGAGGCCGACGATCTCCGAGAGGCGGACGACCACCTCGGGGCCGATCAGGTTGGAGCGGATCGCGGCGGCGTTCATCGGGCGGCTCCGGCGGAGGGCGCCGCGAGTGGCGAGTGGCGAGTGGCGAGGCGCGCTTCGCGCGCTCTCTCGGCGACAAGACGCGCTTCGCGCTTTTGCAGGGCGGCGATGCGTGCGGCGAAGCGCGCCTCGGCGGCGCGCGATTGCGCGAGATCGACGAGCAGAACGGCGGCGAGGCGGCGACGGCAATCGTCGCGGTGAGGCTGAATGAGGCGCGGCGGCGACATGTGCGACTCGAGGGCCGGAGGGGGCGAACGGCATAAACTACGCATGAAGCGTAACGCATGTCAACGCCTAATGCGTAGTTTCGTTCCAAGCGTGAAATTTCCCCGTGACAGCCGGGATGGCGTAGTCTGGGCGCCGCTTGACACGAGCCGAGGCCGCGAGCTGCATCCGCGCGAGGGGTCGGAGGGGGCGATGGGCATCGTCAGTCGAATCGCGGCGTTCGCCGTCATGGGCGCGCTGAGCTATTTCCTTGTCGGCGTGCAGCTCGCGATGCTGATCGTCGGATTTTCCAGCCGTTTCGGCTTCGACGCGCAATGGGCCGCGGCTGGCCCGGTTACGGCGATCGCCGCGACGCTGCTGATCGTCGTCCTGGCCCGCACGCCGCGCGGCGCCTGGGGCGGGATGCTCTTGTTCGACGGCCTCGCCTGCTTCGCGCTGCCGATCGCCGGGCTGATCTTTTCCGCCTTGCTGGCGAGCGACGCAAAGCTCGACGCGGCGGGCAAGCTCGGCGCTGGCGCCGCCGGCGCGCTACTGACCGGCGCGCTCGCATTCGCGGGCTTCTTCGTCGGCCTCATCCTCGTCATCGGCGCCTATTTCACCCTGCGCGCCGCGCCGCGGCCCGCGCGCGGATGAGAGGCGCAGCGTCGAAGGAGGGGAACGTGAGCCGGCTGTCGGGCGCCGCGGTGTGCCTCGTGCTCGGGGTCGCGATAGCGAGTTCAGGGACCGCCGCCGCCGAAAACAGATCGAACGACTTTCTGCTCGCGCAATCGGAATTGGGTCGCGCGCTGTGGCTTGGACGGGTGGTCGGCGACGGGTGTTCGGCCGATAGCGTTTTCTACGGTGGCAGGGGGACTCGCGGCGCCGCCAAGGATTTCGGATTTTGGAGCGTCAGCTGCTCAAGCGGGAAAAGCTACATGGTCGAGGTCCATCCGAATGGCAGTTCAAGCGTGCTCAGCTGCGCGATCATGGAAGCGATTAAGGCGGGGCGCTGCTTCGTCCATATTCCGGGCGCAGCGAGATAGGGGCCGCACGGCGAGTTTCTGGGCGTCGAGAGGCGCGGCGGGCATCCTCAATCGAATCGCGGCGACCGTCATCATGGGCGCACCGCGGCCGGCGCGCGCGCTGGTGAAGAGTTGGCGCTAGTAGGGGGACAAATTGCCAAACAGGATTATCAAGGCGGCTGTTCACCATCTCAGGAAGACCGACGATGGCCTTGGGGCCGTGCACGGCCGCGATGATTTGCCGATCACCGCGACCACGCAGCGGCTAATAGACGAACTCCACGATCTCTATGCGCGACGATCGTCGAAATCGCACGGCAAGTTCTCCGACGACGTGATCAACTTTCCCACGCAGACCCATCTGCGGGCCTATTTCCATCCGAGCCCGATCGGTTTCGGCGCCTTGACCTCAAGCCTGATGACCACCCTCCAAGTGCAGGCGCGGCGCCGGCCGAACGCGGCGGGCGGCCATGTCTTCTTCGCCCATCTTGAGCGGGACGGTCAGGAGCTCCTGCTCGTCGCGATCGTCAACGACAAGCTGAGCGCTGCTCTGACCGAGGACGACAACGTCCAGGACGTCAATCGTCTCGACATGGAGGGATTTCGGTTCGCGGGGCGCATCAATGTGACCGGCTGGCAGGCGGGGGAGTCGCGATACATCGGCTTTCTTCGCGGCAAGGGGGACGTCGCCGAATATTTTAAGGAATTCCTCGGCTGCGATACTTCCGTTCAGGACGCGCAGGACACGAAGAGCTTGGTTCGGGAGCTGAAGAATTTTGCCGAGATGAAAGGCCTGGATGCGGCGGCGAAGGATGAGTTTCTTCGACGGGCGTGCGCGATATGCGATCGCGTGGCGCGGGAGTCTCAAGCAATCGAGTTTGGCGAGCTGGCCAACGAGCTCACGCCGACGGACCCCGGCCCCCTGCGTGATTTTTTGGCGGATCCCGAAAAGGGCCTGAGCGATGGCTTTGTTCCCAACCGTCGCGCGCTTACGGCCCTCTTGAAGTTCAAAGCCAGGACGAGGCACTGGGCGATCGAGTTTGATCGCGAGGCGATCTCCACGGGAGAGTGCGTGTTCGATCCCGTCGACAACAGCTTGACGATTCCCAATTTGCCGCCAGATTTAGCGGCCGCTTTGCGCGCCGAAAAGGCCGCCGATGTCGTCTCTTAAGTTCTCCGATCTCCTCGCGATATACCGCAACACCGCGTTCGCCGCGGACGGACGATCGGGCGTGTTGACGATCGCCTCGCCCGAAATCTTGGCGACGCTGAAGAGCGTGGAGAATCATGACGACATCGCCGAGCAGGCCGGCATCGCGTTGCCCGCGGACGATGTCGAGAAGCTGGCGGTCGGCGATCGCGCAGAGATCGAGATTTCGGCCCCTCGCCTCGGCCTCGGCATCCTTGCGCCCAGCTTTGACGTGCTTCTCAACGCCCCCGAGGCGCGACTGCGCGAGCCGGCCGCCTATTTCGTGATCAAGGAGGGCATCGCTTCCGACGATGCGTCGCCGGCGCCCATCGTGCTCGCCTACCGACGCATGCTCGGCGTCGTGGCTTTGCTTGTCGATGCGGCTTCGTATTGCGACCGCGTGAAGGGCGAACTTGTCTTCATCCACGACGGCAAATTCGTGGTTCCGATCCGGTATGATTCGCTCTCGTTGGCGCATCTCTCCGAGCCAATCGCCGATGCCCTCACAAGCCAGTTTTCGGACCCCCTGCATCGAGATCAGAGGCTCGAGATCCTGGCGACTTCCGTGGTCAGCCTGACGGGGGCGCAGCCCGCGGCCCTTCGTTTCTCCTACCTTGTGCAAAATCTGGACGAGCTCGCGGCCAAGGTCGGCGACGGATACCGTTTGTTCGCCTCGAGCTTTTCCTATGGCAAGATTCGCAGCGAACTCGAGAACGCGAAAATCGACTATGTGACGAAGATCCACCGGACCGTCGCTGATATTCAAGGCCAGCTGCTCGGCATCCCCGTCGCCACCGTTATCGTCGCATCGCAGCTCAAGGTGGCGACCACATGCGGCATCGAGCTTTGGACCGATGTTGCGGTCATTCTGGGAGCCTGGATCTTCGCCGTTCTGCTCGGCCTCGCGATCGTCAATCAATGGTTGACGCTGGCCGCGCTCCGGACAGAGATATTGCGGCAGCAGACCAAGTTGGCGAGCGACTACGCCGCGATCGGCGAGCAGTTCTCGGACATCTTCTCGTCCCTCCGCAGTCGCATTTGCTGGCACCGCATTGGTTTGATGATTGTCGGCGTTGTCGCCCTGGTCGGGGCCGGGTTCGCGAACTTCGCGTTTGTGCGCCTTGCGAGAGTCGATGTCGTTTCCTGCCTCTCGGGGCCCCTGCCGCTCTCGCCCCCAGCGGCGACCTCTAGTCCGTCGCCAACTCCACACCCGCACATCCTCTGATGTTCGACGCGGCGCTCGAAACGCGGCGCAGCGGGGCCTTCGCGCCTCAGCGCGCCGGCAGGACGCCGAGGTAGCGCCAGGCGCCGATCAGCTCGACGTCCTTCTCGTGGCCGGCGTTGTGCGAAGCAAGGTTCCAGCGATTGTCGCCGAGACCGCGCTCGAGGATCTTAATCAGCTTGCGGCCGTCGAAGGTCTGAACGATCGCGTAGCCGCCGACGAGCCGCTCGGGAACGACGGGCGTCGGATCGTAAAGAATGATCTCGCCGTCGAGGAAACGCGGCCACTGCGAATCGCCCTTGACGACCAGGGCCGCGATCTCGCCCTCGCGGGGCATCTCGATCCTGTCGGCCTTGGCCAGTTGCGCGCCGTCGTGCTCGAATTCGACCGTGGCGCCGGCGCCGACGCAACCCATGACCGGCACCATCATGCGCCGGCCGCGCATCTCGCCGCGCCCGGTGAGCAGCCAGTCGAGCGACACCCGGAACGCGGCCGCGATTCGCTCCGCGGTCGCCTTGCTGGGCTCGCGGTCGCCGTTCTCGTAGCCGAGATAGGTCGAGACGACGAAATTCTTGGCGCGCGCCGCTTCGGTCGGCGTCTTGAAGCGCGCCTCGCGCCGCGCGAGTTTCAACCGTTCGCTGAAATCGCTCATGCTCGCAACTTCGCATGAAGCGTTACGCAATGGGCGTTGACAAATGCTACGCTCCGTGCGTAGTTTTCTGGCATGGAATCGCCCAGCACCGTTTCCGATCTCATCGCCGCCATCGGTGTTTCGGCGCTCGCGCGCCATTTCGGGCACGAGAACGTATCCACCGTTTCGAGCTGGAAGCTGCGCGGATCGATCCCGGTGATCCATTGGCCGCGGCTGGTCGAGATCGCCGCGGAAACGGGGATCGCCGGCGTCAGCTACGAAACACTCGTCGGTATGCATGCCGGCTCCCCACACCCCTCGGCGCCAACCCCGGACCCGGCCCCATGACCCGCTCATCGCCGCCGCTCGACGCGGTCACGATTGAGCCGGCGCGGTTTGGCGCGGTCCGGCGCGACGGCTCGCCCACGCCCGGTTGTCACGGAGATTTCCACGCCTATTACGTGCGCTGGACCGGCTGCGGCGTTCGGATGCTGCTCGGGTATGTCCCCGCCCCGCAGCCGTTTTCGCCCAGCGGGACGTCCACGTCGAGCGGAGGGGCGCGATGAGTTTCCGGCGGGGGCAGAGGGTCGCGTGCGCGGCCGACGAGGCGACGATCGCCGATACGCGGGCGATGCTGGCGCAGAATCGCCTCGCCGCTTTCGTTCCGGCGAAGGGGCAGATCGTCACCATCGACGGGTTCGGCAGCTCAAAGCTGACCGGCGAGCCCATGCTTCACCTGGTCGAGGAGCCGGAGCCCGGCACGTTCTACTTCGCGAAATACTTCCGTCCGCTGGTCGAGGACGACATCGACATCTCGACCTTTCACGCGATCCTCGACGCGGTGAACCAGCGGAAGTTTGTTCCGGCGCCGACGCGGCGGCTCGAGACGGTCGATGGCGGCGCAACCCCTCATCCCAAGGCGAATGCGCAGCATTCGTCCGACCCGCAAGGGGAGAAGGGAAAGTGAGCTTCCGTCCGGTCAAGCCGCGCGAATACGGGACGACCGAGGAGGTGGTCTCGCGGCTGCTCGCTGAGGCAGGCGGGGTCAAGCGGGCGGCGCATCTCATCGGCCTCTCCGCCACCCAGGTCTACGCCTACGCCGACCCGCAGGAAGAGGACCAGATCGGCTTCGACGACGTGCGGCGCCTGGTCGAGGCCTCGGGCTCGCTGGCTCCGGCCGAGGATCTCGCCGCGCTCGCCGGCGGCTTCGTCACGCGGGTCGAGGCGAGCGAGGAGGCGCTCGGCGTCCTCCTGGCGCGCAGCGCGCGCGAGCATGGCGCGGCGATGGCGCTGATCGTCGAGCGGGTGGGGAACGCCGCCGAGCTGAGCCAGGCCGACCGCGCCGAGCTCGAGCGCGACCTCGACCACGAGATCCGCGCGCTGGTCGCCGCGCGACGGAAGCTGGAGGCGGGGCCATGAACCGCGCTGACGCCGCCGCACTCGAGGCGAGGATCCTCGCCGTGCTGCGCCAGCATGGCCGGGACGCGACCTACGTCATCCGCAATCGGCTGTTTGAGCGTCGCGACGTCGCGACGTCGGTCGTGCTGCGCCGCTTGAAAGCGCTCGAGCGCCGCGGCTTGGTCGTTCGCGCGCAGAGTTACGCGACGATGATCGTCTGGGCGCTGGCGCCGGCCGCAGCGGCGGGCAAGGAGGCGGCGCATGCCTGACGGCGCGCACTCTTCGCCTGACGCCTCCCACGCCGCGGCGCGGGACGCCGCGCTGGCGCGGGCCGAGAACGATTGCCGGCTGCGGGCGGCGATGCTGCTGCTTGAGCCGGAAATGCCGGGCGAGCTCGCGGCCGGGCTGCAGGCGGCTTTCGCCAAGCACGTGCGCGCCTGGCTGCTGAGCGACCGCGAGGCCCCGACGCCGACGGCGTTCTTGACCTCTTTCCAGGCTTTCGTTCGGGCGCTCGACGCGCGCGCCGGTCTCCAGGCTGCAGGAGCGCGCCGAACATGACGCACGACGGCGGCATCGTTCTCTCCACCGCCGAAGCGTCGTCGACAACGGAAGCAACGGGACAAAGCGGGAACGATACGATTCGCGCCCCGATCGAGTCGCGCGTCAAGTCGGGAGCGCGCAGCGGTCTCTCGGGCTTCGCGCGCGTCAGGCACGAGCATTACGTCGAGGAGCCGTGGGTGAGCGCGCGGCTGTTCGCGGCGCGGAGAGGCGAGCTTCACGTTCCCGGCCTGGTCGTGCTCGATCCTGCCGCCGGCTTCGGCCACATCGTCGGCTCGGCGCGCGCGGCCGGCCATGAGGCGATCGGCACGGACCTGATCAAGCGCGCGCCAAGCGTGCGGGGCGGGCGCGATTTCCTCTCAGCCCATTACCGGCGCCCGCGGCGCGGGCGGCCGCTGGCGATCGCCTGCAATCCGCCGTTCGGGCTCTTTCGTGAGTTCACCGAAAAGGCGCTGCGGCTCGCCGACGTCTGGGTGGCGGTGCTGATCCACACAAGGCGGCTCAACGCCGCCGGCGTCTGGCTCACGCGCCTGCCGTTGCAGCGCATCCTTTACGTGACGCCGCGGCCGTCGATGTGGCCCGGCGCCATCTATCGCCAGCGCCTCGCCGACGGCCTGTCGCTGGGCACGGGGTGGGAGGATTTCTGCTGGCTGATTTTCAAGGTCGGCGGCCGCTACCGCGGCGAAGCGGGATGGCTGGAGCGGGAGGGGCGGGGGTGAACTTAAGGAAGATCCTATCGTTCGTGCTGGCGCTGGGGCTCGCCGGCTTCTTCGTCGCGGACTTCTTGCAGGGCGACGAATTGGGCATGGCCGGCGCGGCGATCGGCTTCGCCGCGTGCTGCTGGGCGCTGCTGTCGTGAGCGGCGCGGCGGCAGGCGAGGGGCGGCGGGCGCAAGGGCGATGCGCGCCTCGATCGCGCGTCCGACGGACCGCGGCCTCGAGGGGGAAGCTCTTCCCGCCGACGGACCGCGCCGTCGATCTCTTGGATGATCTGACTTCCGCGGCTTCGAGGCCGTCAAGGGGCATACCCGCCGGGGGCGGCGCGCTTCGCGCGCCCTTGACGGCCTCGAAGCCACGGAAAAAAGAGGCTTCCAAGAGGTCGACGGCGCTCTTTGCCGAGCCCGGGCCGGGCGCGGCGCTCGGCGGCGACCGGTTGAAAATTGCATATTTTGCGCCCGCTTTTGCAACGCGCGGGCGCCGTCGCGCATCAAACCGCAGCTTTAACGCATCGGCGCGCGCGCCATTCGCCAACGAGGCGCCGCGATGACGCGCGCGCCGCCGCCGGCCTGGCACGAGGAATGCCGCGCGCTGCGCCGCCAGGGCTTGAGCTTCGCCGCGCTCGCCGCGCGTTTTCAAAAGAACGCCGACACGGTGCGCTGGGTCTGCGACGAGAACGGCGATCGGGCCCGCGCGGCGGCGCGCGCGGCCGCCTGCCGGGCGGGCGACGGCAAGCGCGCAGCGCCGAAAGCGCCAACCCGCGACGAGAGCCGCTCAGAGGCGATCATGGCGGCGGCGCGTGCCTTCGCGGCCGGCGAGATCGACCGCGCGACGCTGATGGCGCGGATCTCGGGAGGCCGCGCATGAACGCCCCGCTTCGGCCAGCGCTGCGCTATCACGGCGGGAAATGGCGGATTGCGCCGTGGATCATCGCGCATTTTCCGCCGCATCGCGTCTATGTCGAGCCGTTCGGCGGCGCGGCGAGCGTGCTGCTGAGGAAGCCGCGCAGCTACGCCGAGGTCTACAACGAACTCTCGGGCGACGTGGTCAATTTCTTCCGCGTGCTGCGCGACGACGACATGTCGGCGCGGCTGCTCAGAGAGATCGCGCTGACGCCTTTTGCGCGGGACGAATTCGAAGGCGCTTACGCCGCCGGGCCGGACCCGGTCGATCGGGCGCGGGCGCTGGCCGTGCGATCGATGATGGGGTTCGGATCGAACGGCCACAACGCGCGCGTCAAAACAGGGTTCCGCGCCAATTCGAACCGATCGGGAACGACGCCGGCGCATGATTGGGCCAACTATCCCGAAGCGCTCGCGGCGACCATCGATCGGCTGCGGGGGGTGATCGTCGAAAATCGCGACGCGGTCGCTTGCATGTCGCAGCACGACGGCCCGCAAACGCTGCACTACGTCGATCCGCCTTATCCGATGGGCACGCGATCGCTGCGCAACCCCTACGATCTGAAATACCGGGCGACGGGCGCGACGCACCGGGCCGGTTGCTACGACCACGAGATGAGCGACGACGCCCACCAGGCGCTCCTCGGCGCGCTGCGCACGCTCTCCGGTTCTGTGGTGCTCTCCGGCTATCCCTCGCCTCTCTATGACGCCGCGCTCGACGGCTGGATGCGGGTCGAATGCGCGGCGCTGGCCGATGGCGCGCGGGCCCGCACCGAGGTGCTGTGGCTCAATCCGCGGGCGGCGGACGGCCTAGCGCAGCGCTCGCTATTTTCAGGAGCATCGCCATGAACGTCTGGCAACGCTCCGGGGTCTCGCTGATCGCAATCCCTGAGCTCGCCCGCGCGGCGGCGCTATCGCACGAACGGATCGAGCGCTGCGCCTATGTGCTGAGGGCGATGCTCGATTCGGCGCGGCGGATCGATCTCCATGGCGCCTATGCGCTCGACGTCCATGACATCGCCTTCACGCTGAGCTGCTCGCCGCGCTCGATCGAGGCGATTGCTGAAGGCTTCGCGCGGCCGGAGGTCGCGCTCGTTGAGGGCGGCGCGATCGCGCGTTGGCGCGAGTGGGCGGTCGAACGGACGCTGTCGACGATTTTCGATTGAGGGGACGCGCCTCACCGGCGCGCGCAACTGTTTTCCGGGGGCTTTCTTCATGGCGCGCATAGGATCGGATCGGCCTGGCCTCTTCGCCGGGGAGGCCTTGTCATGAAGCCCTGGTATCGCGCCTATGTCGGCACCTGCGCCGACGAGAAGATCGCCGAGGCGGCGCTGGTCGGCGGCGTCTCGCGCTGCGTCGTCATCGCGGTGTGGCACGCGATCCTCGAAAGCGCTTCTTACGAAGAAGCCGGCGGCGCCTTCACCGCGACGCCGCGACGCGCGGCGGCGACCCTATGCGAGCCGCTCAGCGTCATCGAGGCGGCGTTCGCGGCGCTGACCGAGGTCGGCATGATCGCGGACGGGACGGTGGTCGCCTGGCGGCGGCGCCAGTTCGATTCCGATTCGCCCGGCGCCTCGACGACGCGGGTGCAGACCTATCGCGCCCGCCAGCGTCACGGCCGCGCCGAGCCGAGCGGGGCCGAGCCTTCGCTGCCGCTCGGGAGCCCCGCCGAGGCGCCGCGCGGCGGTGAAACGGCGTGTAACGGCGATGAAACGCTGTGTAACGGTGAGCCAGCGTTTCAAGGGGCCGATGTAACGCCCCCAGAGTCAGAGACAGAAACAGATTCGTCCCCGTCCTCCCGCGGGAGCGCGCCGGCGAACGCCCGGACGAGGCCGCCCCCCGACAGCCTCGAGCGGCGGGCGCGAGAGCTGATGGGGACCCTGCCGGTGGTGATCGACCCCGATTTCGGGCCGATCCGCCGGCTGATCGAGGAGGGTCTGACCGAGGCCGACGCGCTCGCCGGGATGGCGGCGGCGCTGGAGGCGCGTGATTTCCGGCCGCGCTCGTGGGCCAAGCTCGAGGGCTGGGTGCGGCGCGCCGCCAAGGACCGGATCGCGGCGGCGGCGATCGCGCCAGGCGAGGACGGACGGCGGCCGCGCGAAGGGCCGGGCGGCTTTGCGCCGCGGCCGAAAGTCACGGATTTCCGCATGGCGGCGCTGCGCCGGCTGCACGCCGACGCCAAGGCGCGCGAAAGAGGGGACGAAGGTGTCCAATTCGCTTGAAACGCGGGGGTTTCCGCTTGTTCCGCGCGAACCGGCGCGGCTCGATCTCAGCCTTCGCGCCGCGCTCGACGCCGCCTACGCCGAGGCCTCGTTCGGCGCGGTGAGCGAGGCGCGCTTGCCGAGCGCGCTGCGGCTCGGGCTCGAGCGCCGGCGCGAGGATCTCGGCGCGGCGCTGAAGGGCGCCTCGGAGGCGAGGATCCTCGCGGCGCTGGCGACGCTGCAGCGCATGGTGGCGCGCGCCGAGGGCGACGCCGAGGAGGCGGAATTCGCGATGCGCTGCGACCTCGCCGATCTCGCCGGCGTCCCGGCCTGGGCGCTCGAGGCGGCGGCGGCGGCGTTCCGGCGCGGCGAGGCCGGCGCGGGCAAGTTCCGTCCGACGGCGGGCGAGCTGAGGCGCGAGGCGATGCGGCGCGTCGAGGGCTACGCGGAGGAGCTCGCCCGGATCGATCGCGTGTTGCGGGCGCGGATCGAGCCGGCGCGCAAACCCCTCGACCCGGACCGCCGGCGCGAACTCGCCGAGGCGATGCGCGCAGCGGCGGGGGCGGCGGCGCCGTGACGAGCCCGCGGATCCGCCTCGTCATCGGGACGCACGACGCGGCGGCGATCTCGCGGCGCGAGCCGGGGACGCTGGTGGTCGCGCCCGGGCGCGGCGCGCTGGCGCGGGGCGGAACGGAAGTGCGCGCGCCGCCGGAGGTCGCGCGGCTGGTCCTGGCGCTGGCGGCGCGGCCGGGGGCGATCGTCGCCAACGCCGAGCTGGCCGCGCTGCTGTTCGGCGACCGCGCCGACGGCGGCCCGGATGACGCGGCGAAGGTGGTCGCGACCTATTGGCACGCGGCGCGATTCGTTTTTCCCGCGCTCGGCTACGCCGCCAGCGCGCACTACCGCGGGTTCACGGCGCGGCCGCTCGACGCCGCGACGATTTGCGTAGGCGATCAGGGCTTTGCACAGAACGGCTCGTGTGATACGTGCAGTGCCGGGGGCACTTCATGGCGATCGCTGGCGCGAAGCGGCTGATGGACGTCGAGGACGTCGTCCGTTGGGCGTGCGGATCTGAGCTGATCAAGCGCCGCGGCGCCCCTTCACCCGATCTTCGCGCCGGCATGGCGCTTTCCCGCGCTGACGCGAGCCTGGTCGGCCGCTGGAGCTGGCCGCCCGGCTTCCCGCCGGTGTCGCCGATGTTTGCGCTCGGGGTCGTTCAGGGGACATCGGGCCGCGCTGCGTCGGGACCGCCCGACGGCGACGCGCTGATCGTCGAGGCGGCGATCCTGGCGCTGCCCGGGCGAGCTTGCGACTGGACCGCGCCGGAGGCGCTGGCGCTCGACATCGGCCTTCCCGTCGATGTCGACGGCGCTTTCGCCGCCGCCGCCGCCAACATCGTCGCGCTGGTGACGATGCATGGGCGCCTCGCCAGCCGGCCGACGATCGGACCTGAAACGCCGCGCCCCGTCCCGCGCCTCGCGCCCAACGGCAAGCCGGGCGCATGGCGCAAGGAGCGCTGGCGCGAGCCGACGATCGAGGAGGGCTGGGTCGAACGCGACGTCGAGACGCCAGTGGCGCGGATGCGCCGCGACTCGTGGCCCGACGGCGCCTATGGCGTCCTCGAGTGGGATCCCGATCCGCAGCTGATCGTCAACGACCGGGCCGAATATTGCGCCTGGCGGCTGGCGCTCGAGGCGCTCGCCGAGGCGCTGTCGGACCGGATGGAGCGGGTCGCGGCGCTCGCGCCCGCCGCCGCGCTGGCGCCGTGGCTCGGCGAGGCCGACGCGGGGCGCATCCCCGATCTCTTCGGCCCGGGGGCCGAGCGGGTCTATTCCGGGCGCGAGCGGCTGGCGCTGGAGGCGCGGCGGGCGAGCCGGGCGCGGCGGGAGGTTCGGCTCTCCGGCGGGAAGGCGCGGCGGCCGGCGCGGCCGGGCCGCGGGGCGGCGAGCGCGTGAGTATCTATGTCGGCTCATGTCTCGACGGGCCGCACGCGTTCAAGAGGCTCGAGAGCAATATGGCGATCGTTCTCGTGCCGATCGTCCGCGCGCGATCGCCGATCTCGGGGCCGGAGATGAAGGTCGACTGCACATTCGGAACCTATGTCTTTCGGGAGCGCGACGGGCTTTGGCATTGGCGGGAGCCTGCCGGGGCCGGGCGCGGGGAGGCGAGCGCGTGAGCGAGAATCCGAGGTTCGATCCGGCCACGCAATATCGTTGCGCGCGCTGCGGCGGCGTGTTCGATCTGGTCGAGGACGAGACCTGGAACGACGCGGCGGCGGCCGCGGAGCGCGAGCGCTTATTCCCCGGGATCGGGCCCGATCAATGCGACACCGTCTGCGACGATTGCTTCCGGGCAATGGGGCTGCACGAGGAGGAGGGGCCGGTGGAACTGAGGGCGGGGCCCGGGCGGTGCGAGGAGGCTTCGCCGCTGTCGCGCGAGGTCTACATTCCCTGCAATGCGCCGGCGACGCGCCGGATTTGGTCGGCGCGGGATCGGCGCGTCTACCGGATGTGCGAGCCCTGCGCCGATCATGCGGTGAGGAACCGCGGCATGAGGCTGGCGACGGCGGACGACGAAGCGGCGGCCGCGAACATGGCGTGAACGAGAGTGGGTATGGCGCCCATTCTCGGCGGCGGCGAGCGCGTCAGCCGGCGCGAAGCGTTTGTTTGGCCCCTCGCTCCTCGCGTGCCCCTCAGCTTGACGCCCGTAGAACCTGGGAGAAAGCCATGTTTGACATTCTAGAGCCCTTCGATGGCCCGGTTGTCGTAGGCCTTGAGAAATTCGAGAGGGTCTATGCCAAGGACCAACCTCAGTATCGCCCGTTGCGAACCTTGCCTGGGCGGAACGGCGACAGTGCGATTGCTCGCTTCCGCCTGACGAAGGCGCAGCGCAACGCCATCGCGGACGGCGCGGATATCTATCTAGAATTGCTGCATTTCGGGGGACCGCTCGCGCCGAGCCTGATCATGGTCATGAGCGAACCGGCCGACACCGACAATTTTCGTTCGTGGTGGAGAGCGCAGACCAGGGGTCCCTACCAAATCGACGCCACGGAAAAAGAGGCTTCCAAGAGGTAGGCGGCTCGCGCTGACGGACCTCAGCGCACGCTCACCGGCGGCGCGGCGCGATCATTTTGCTGACGTCGCGGAATGATCCGCGCGCGGATCGCGCCGGCCGGAGCGCCCGGCGTAGAAATTTTTGCCTCCTCATTTGAGGCGGCAAAAGTTACACGCAACCCGCGCGTGCGGCGCGGCGCGCTGCGTCGCCGGTTTCCCGTGAAACGGGTTAACGACGTCGCGCGATCGGCCCTTGCCTGTCCGTTGCCTCTTGTGGCATAGAGGAGGGGTCAGAACAGCGCTCCGGGCGAACCGCCTTCGGGGCGCTTTCTATTTTTGGCCCGCCGCGCGCTTCTGCGTTCGGCCGCCCGGACCCCCGCAAAATGCTCCTCTCATGCTGACGCCCGACCAGGCGGCTGGACGGCTGATCGCGCTCGCGCGGCGCGTTGGCCGCCTTGCGCCGCGCAACCACGATCCCGAGCGGTTTTTCGTCGACCGCGGCGAGATCGAAGCGGAGCTGGCGAAGCTCGCGGCTGAGCTGACGCCCGGGCGGCTGGACGCGCGCAGCGCGTCGGATTCGCGGTTCTCGCCCGGCGCGATCCAATGCCGCGGGCGCTCCATCCTCGTCACCACCCGCGGGCCGCGCCGCATGACCGACGCGATCGCCGAGGCGCGAAAGGCTTTCCGATGACCAAGGCCGACGCCATTCCCCTCAACAAGCTGCCGAAGGCCGAGCTGGCGGACAAGTGGGGCGCGCTGAAGGTCCGAGCCAAGAAGATCGACGGCGAGATCGACGTGCTGAAAGAGGAATTCGAGCGGCGCGGCCTGACGGTGGTCGAGGGCGCGAAGTTCTCGGTGGTGAAATCCTGCCGCAGCTTCGACGCGCTCGACATCAAGGGCATCCGCGCCGAGATGGGGCCGGCCTGGTGCGATCAGCGCTCGCGGCCGTCCAACCGCGTCACTTATGAGGTGAACCCGCTCTCGGCCGAGCAGAGGGCGGCGAAATGACCAATTATTACTATTCGAGCTCCGCTTATCGTTCGAAATTCGATCCGCTGAAGTTCTTCGCCACCGCCGACGAGGCCAAAGCGTTCGACCGCGGCTGGGCGGCGCAGTTCATCGCTTCGCGCACATACGACGACATGACGAAAGCGCTGAAGGACGGCGACGCCGGCTTCAAGGCGGTGCTGGAATGGCTGGTCGACGAGCTGCCGGAACCGGCGCCCGTCGAGGGCGCCGCAGAGACGCGCTGCTTCCGATAGGTAACGGTAACGGTTCTTCCCGCTAGCAATCTTCGCCGGCGCGGCCTCCGCGCGCGGCCTCCTTAACGCCTTCGCGCCAGGAGTTCAGCCGATGGGCGAGATCCTGCGGCCGCGCTTCGGGCAGCCGTGCTTCGTTTGCGAGGATCGGGTTCCCGAGCCGCGCATCCGCATGCTGCGCGAGGTCGCCGCGACGCGCCGGCGGCGCTTCTTGAAGAGCGACGTCATCTGCGTCGCCTGCGAACGCAAGGCGGCGCCTGAGACGCGCGGCGGCGGCTCGCCGGCGCGGCTATAACAATTTTGCGATGTCCGACGACCTCGTGGCTGCGGCCCGACCGGCGGGCGTTCCGGCGCCGAGGCTCACGGATGCACTGACCTCGGCGGCCGGTTACGCGCTGGCCGAAAAGGCCGACGCCACCAGGCGCGCCTATCGCGCCGACCTTTCCCGCTTTTGCGCGTGGTGTGAAAGCGTAGGGGCGGCGACCTTGCCGGCTGAGGCCTCCACCGTCGCCGCCTATCTCGCGCATTGCGCCGATTCGGCCTTGAGCGTTTCGACCATCCAGCGCCGCGCGGCGGCGATCGGCTACGCCCACAAGCTCGCCGGCCACGCTTCGCCGTCGGCGGCCGAAACGGTGAAAGCGGTGCTGCGCGGCATTCGCCGCAAGGTCGGGGCCGCGACCAAGCCGAAGGCGCCCGCGACGGCGCCGATCGTCGCGGCTATGACCAAGCGCACGCCGGCGACGCTGGCGGGCAAGCGCGACCGGGCGATGATCCTTCTCGGCTTCGCCGCCGCGCTGCGCCGCAGCGAACTGATTGACTTAAAAGTCAACGCGATCGAGCGCACCGCCGAAGGGCTGATCGTCCATATCGGCAAATCGAAGACCGACCAGGAAGGTCTCGGCGAATCGATCGCAGTGCCGCGCGGCAAGAAGCTCCGCGTCGTCGAAGCGCTCGACGATTGGCTCGCTGCGAGTGCGATCGTCGATGGGCCGCTGTTCCGGCGCATCGCCAAGGGCGGTACGCTTTTGGACTGCGGCTTGAGCGGCCAGAGCGTGGCGCTGATCGTCAAGCGCTGGGCCAAGGCCGCCAAGCTCGATCTCAAGCTGTTCTCCGGCCACTCGCTGCGGGCCGGCTTCGTCACATCGGCGCTCGACGAGGGGGCCGACATCTTCAAGGTGATGGACGTCACCCGCCACCGCGAGGTCAAGACGCTGCGCGTCTACGACCGCCGGAGCAAGGCGTTCAAGAACCACGCCGGCAAGGGATTTCTGTGATGGACGAGCAATCGCTTCGGGTCCTGGCGCTGCAGACGGCGCAAGCGATCGAGGGCGCGAAGGCGACCACGCTCGAGGTGCTCGACGCGGCGCAATCCATTCTCGATTTCCTGCATGGCGTCGACGCCGAGCGCGTCGGCAAGCCGAACTAGCCTCGGGCGCGCCCGAGGAGGCGGGAGCCGGAGCGTTGGCGCGCTCCGAACCGCGAGACTGACGCTCGCATGACTTTAGCCGGCCGGACGTCCGGTCACCCCGCCGCCGCGCGCGGCAGGGCGTTGCGAGCATTTGCCATGCCGAATATGGAGTCCCGCCAAGGGATTGCGGGTTACGGTTGCGTTTGGGCTTTAGGCCGTCATCGCCTGGTGTGCGGCGACTGCACCGATCCGGCGATCGCCGCCAAGGCGCTGGACGGCGCCGCGCCGCGGCTGATGGTGACGGATCCGCCTTACGGCGTGAGTTACGATCCGGCCTGGCGCGAGGATCCGCGGCTGCATCCGTTCGTCGGCGAGCGGCGGGCGGTCCTCGCCAAGGGCAAGGTGCTGAACGACGATCGCGCCGACTGGCGCGAGGCTTGGCGCTTGTTTCCAGGCGACGTCGCCTATGTCTGGCATTCGTCGCTGCACGGCGGCGCGGTCGAGGCGAGCCTGGCGGCCGCGGGCTTCATCGCGCGCAGCCAGATCATCTGGGACAAGGGTAGGCTGATCATTTCGCGCGGGCATTACCACTGGCGCCACGAGCCCTGCTGGTACGCCGTGCGCAAGGGAGCGACGGCCGGCTGGACCGGCGATCGCAAGCAGACCACGGTCTGGTCGATTCCGCACAGGCGTTCTGAAACGGGACACGCGGCGCAGAAGCCGCTGTTGTGCATGGAGCGGCCGATCCTGAATCATAGCCACCCTGGCGATGCGGTGTACGACCCCTTCGTCGGCTCGGGAACGACGATCGTCGCCGCCGAGACGACAGGGCGGATAGCCCACGCCATCGAGCTGAACCCCGACTATTGCAAGTTGGCGATCGAACGGTGGGAGAGGCTCACCGGAAATGTCGCAACAAGACTATGAGGACCGCCGCGCGCTCGTGCCGTGGCGCGCCTGGTACCGCACCCAGCGGTGGCGAAAGCTCCGGGCGAGCCAACTAGCGCGGGAGCCGAACTGCAGGACCTGCGAGAGGATAGGCGTCAGGACGCCGGCCACGGTCTGCGACCATTGCAATCCGCACCGCGGCAACGAGACGCTTTTCTGGAGCGGCCCTTTCCAGTCGCTCTGCGCTTCTCATCACTCGTCCGACAAGCAAGCGCTCGAGATGGGTCGGCCGAGACAGGCCTTCGCGGCCGATGGGTGGCCGACGGGGTAGGGGGTTTAATTCCCCACCGGTCGCCCTCCATGCAACCGGTCACATCCAACAACGCGCAGCGCCGCGAAATGAAAAACAAAACATGGGGCGCCGATGGCTGGTCGGAAGCCGACGCCGACGCATCTGAAGCTCGTGAAGGGAAACCCTGGCAAGCGCGCTCTGCCAAAGAGCGAGCCGAAGCCCCCGGCAACCCGGCCTTCCCCGCCTGACCATCTCAGCGTCGCCGCGAGGCGCGCGTGGGACCTGGTGACGCCGATGCTCGAGCGCGCCGGCGTCCTCACCCGCGCCGACGCGATCGCCGTCGAGATGCTCTGCGAGGCCTACGGCGACTACCTCGGCGCGCGCGACGACATCGAGGCCTTCGGCGGCAACTACTACGAGACGCGCAACCAGGCTGGCGCCGTCATGCACCGCGCGCATCCGGCCGTCGCCGTCATGCGCGACGCCGACCGACGCATCCGCGCCTGGCTCGCTGAGTTCGGCATGACCCCCAGCGCCAGGACGAGGGTCAATGCGGCGCCCGAAGACGGCGGAACGAAAGACCCCGCCGAGAAGTACTTCTGACCCGGTCACCGCCTGGGCGCGCGCGGTCGTCGCCGGCGACGTCGTCGCGGGCCCGCACGTCCGCAACGCCTGCCGGCGCCACCTCGACGACCTGAAGCGCGGCGCGCGCCGCGGCCTCGTCTGGGACCTCGAAGCCGCCAAGCGCGTCATCGCCTTCTTTCCCGACGCGCTGCGGCTCGCCAAGGGCAAGTTCGAGGGCGCGCCCTTCGCGCTGCATCCGGCGCAGCAGTTCGTCATCGGCTCGCTGTTCGGCTGGAAGCGCAAGGCGACGGCCAAGCGCCGTTTTCGCCGCGCCTACATCGAGCAGGGCAAGGGCAACGGCAAATCGCCGATGGCCGCCGGCATCGGCATGTACTGCCTCACCGCCGACGGCGAGGCGGGCGCCGAGATCTACGCCGCCGCGTCCAAGAAGGACCAGGCGCAGGTCTGCTTCCAGGCCGCGGTGGCGATGTATCGCCAGTCGCCGGCGCTGCTGGCGCGCCTGACGCCTTCGGGTTCGAATCCGGTCTGGAACCTCGCCTATCTCGCCAGCGGCGGCTTCTTCCGGCCGATCTCGAGCGAAAACGGCCAGTCGGGTCCGCTGCCGAGCTGCGCGCTCTGCGACGAGGTCCACGAGCACCCGAACGGCGACGTCATCGAAATGCTTGAGCGCGGCTTCAAGTCGCGCCAGCAGCCGCTGCTGGTGATGATCACCAACTCCGGCTCCGACCGCAATTCGGTGTGCTGGGAAGAGCACGTCAACGCCATCCGCGCCGCCGCGGGCAACCGCGACCTGCACGGCCGCCAGGACGAGGGAACCGACTATCTCGGCGACCTCGAAGCGGCCGCCGATCTGGACGACACCTTCTCCTTCGTCTGCTCGCTCGACAAGGACGACGACCCGCTCACCGACCCCTCCTGCTGGGTCAAGCCGAACCCGCTGCTCGGCGTCACCATGCCACGCGCCGAGCTCGAGCGCGCCGTCCGCCAGGCGGCGGCGATGCCCAGCAAGCTCAACAACGTGCTGCGGCTCCATTTCTGCGTCTGGACCGACGCCGAGCGCGCCTGGATCTCGCGCAAGGCTCTCGAGCCGGTTCTCGCCGACTTCGACCCCGCCGAGCACAAGGGCAAGCGGATCTACGCCGCGATCGATCTCTCGGCGGCGCAGGATCTGACCGTCGGGGCCTTCTGCGTCGAGACCGGCAGCGTCGAAGTCGCCGGCCCCGACGGCGCGACTGCCGAGCTGCCGACCTACGACCTCTGGATCGAGGCCTGGACGCCCGGCGACACGCTGCGCGAGCGATCCTTGCGCGACAAGGCGCCCTACGACGTTTGGGCCGAGGCCGGATTTCTCAACGCGCCGCCGGGCAAGCGCATCCGGCTCGATTTCGTCGCCGCGCGCCTCGCCGCGATCTCGGCCGAATACGAGATCGCGCTGCTCGCCTACGACCGCTACGCCTACGCCAAGCTCGGCGAGGAGCTCGCCGCGCTCAACGTCGAGCTCCTCGAGGTCGAGCATGCCCAAGGCGGCAAGCGGCGCGGCAAGATCCCGGAGGCGGTCGCCGAGGCCGCCCGGCGGGCCCGCGCCGAGCCGCCGCTCGGCCTGTGGATGCCGGGCTCGCTCGGCCTGCTCGAAACGCTGATCGTCGAGGGCCGCGTCCGGCTGCGGCGCAATCCGGTGCTGATCGCGGCGGCGATGGCCGCGGCGACCGAAGAGGACGCCTTCGGCAATCGCTGGTTTTCCAAGCGCCGGGCGACCAATCGCATCGACGCCGTCGTCTCCGCGGCGATGTGCGTCGGCGCGGCCGCCTCCGGCATCGACAAGGCGTCGGGCGACGGTCCGCGCGTCTTCACCTTCGGTTGATGCGGCCGATCGCTTCGCGATCGCCTTGAGGGAGCGGCCATGAAACGTTTCGCGGCCCTGATCAAGGCGGCCGGCGCCAGTGTCGGCTTCCGAGAGGCCGCGCTGCTCGTCGGCCTCGGCCTGGTCGGCTACGGCGCGGGCTCGCTGCTTCCGGCGGCGGCCTATCTCCTGCCGGGCGCCGTGCTCGTCTACATCGCGATCGCGGGCCTGCGGTAATGGGCTTCCTCGACGCCTTTCGCCGCACCAGCGATTCGACGCAGGACGAGCTGCTGTGGAACGCCGGGCTGTTCAATTCGCCCTCGGAGGCCGGCGTCAACGTCAACCAGCAGACCGCGCTCAACGCCACCGCGGTGCTCGCCTGCGTGACGATGCTGAGCGAGGATTTCGCCAAGCTGACGCCGCGCATCTATCGCATCGACCCCGACACCGGGGCGAGCGCCGACGCCGACGACCATCCGCTCTACGATCTCCTCTATGAGCCGAACGACTGGCAGAACTGGTTCGAGTTTGCCGAGATGCTGCAGTGCAGCCTCTTGCTGCGCGGCAACGGCTACGCCGTCATCATCCGCGACCGGCGCGGCGCCCCGATCAAGCTGATCCCGGTCAACGCCGACTGGGTGGCGCTGTGGGAAGCGCCGACCGGCGAGATCTTCTACCGGGTCACCGCCAACGGCCTGCACATGATGGCCGAAATGCGGGGCGAGCCGTTCCTCATCGCCGCCGAGGATATGCTGCACATCAGAGGCTTCTCGGCCAACGGCCTGCTCGGCGCCAGTCGCATCATGCTGGCCAAGGAGGCGATCGGCCTGGCGTTGGCGCAGGAACAGCAATCCTCGCGCTGGATGGCCAATCGGGCGACGCTCTCCGGCGTCCTCTCGACCGAGCAGAAGCTCGCCGGCGATTCCGCCAAGCGGATGGCCGAGGATTGGAAAAACTCGCGCTCCGGCGTGCAGAACGCCGGCAAGATCGCCGTGCTCGAGCAGGGCCTCAAATATCAGCCGATCGCGATGACGGCCAACGACCTGCAGATCATCGCCCAGCGCACCTTCCAGCTCCAGGAAGTCGCCCGCATCTGGCGCATCCCGCTCCACATGCTCGGCGACTTGACCCGCTCGACCAACAACAACATCGGCCAGCAGAGCCAGGAATACATCAATCTGACTTTGTCGAGCTACACTTCGCGCTGGCGCTGGAAGCTGCACACCAAGTTCGGCCTCAGGCCCGGCAAGCTCTTCATCGACTTTGATCTTTCCGAGCTCACCCGCGCCGACATCACCGCCCGCTACAACAATTACGCCCGCGCCATCACCGCCGGCTTCCTGACCCAGAACGAGGCGCGGCGCGACGACAAGCGCGATCCGCTGCCGGGCGGCGACAAGCTGCTGACGCCCTCCAACCTCGCCGCCGCGGGCAGCGACGCCACCGGCGGCGGCGCCGATGGGGGCGGGCGCCCCGAGGACGGCTCGGCCGACGTCAAGATGGCCGATTTCGTCGCCGCCTGGATGCGCCGCCATGGCGCTGAGGCGGTCGCCGACGCCCTGGTCAACACTCGCGAGGCCGCATGACCGTTCGAACCCTGTCACCGCAGACGCGCCTGTTCCGCGTCGCCGCCGCCGCGCCGCTGGCGACCCGCGAAGACCGCACGGTCGACTACGTCTTTTCCGACGAGTCGGTAGCCCGCGACGGCGACACCATCCGCACCGCGGGCTGGGATCTCGCCGCCTATCTCGCCAACCCCGTCTTCCTCTGGGCCCACGATTCATCCGCGCCGCCGATCGGCAAGGTGATCGAGATCGGCGCCGTCGGCGCGGAGCTGCGCGGCACGGTGAGTTACGCCGAGGCGGACGAATATCCCTTCGCCGACACGATCTATCGCCTGACCCAGGGCGGCTTTCTCAACGCCACCTCGGTCTCGTGGCTGCCGCGCAAGTGGCGCCAGTCGGCCGACAAGAGCCGGCCCGGCGGCATCGACTTCCTCGAGCAGGAACTGCTCGAGATCTCCGCCGTGCCCGTGCCGGCGCTGTCGACGGCGCTCGCCACCGCGCGCGGCGCCGGCATCGACACCACGCCGATCTTCGAATGGGCGAGCCGCGCGCTCGATCTCGGCGGCTTTGCAGCCGTCCCGCGCGCCGAGCTCGAAAGCCTGCGAAAGGAAGCCAAGATGGCCGTCGCCAGCCGCGCCAAACCCGCCGCCGATCCGGCTGCCGCCGCCGCCGATCCCGCGCCGATCGCCGCGACCGCGGCCGCCGCGCCGAAGCTGACCAAGCGCTCGCTGTGGCATGTCGGCTGGCTCGCGTCGCTGCTCGCCGATCTTGGCTGGGTCCAGAAGGACGCCGAGTGGGAGGCGGCGATCGAGGAAGACGGCTCGACCGTTCCCGCCGAGATGCTCGAGGCGATGAAGGCGCTCGGCGCCGTGCTCGTCAAGATGACGATCGAGGAAGTCAACGAGCTCATCGCCGGCGACGACGAGGACGATCTCGCCGATGTTGCGCTCGAGATGGCCTCCGGCCCCGGCCTCAAGCGCGCCGCGTTCCGCGCGCTGCGGCGGCTCGACGCCGGGGCGCTCGCCGCCGTAAACCTGGCGATGCGCCGCCACATCGCCGGCGAGCGGGTCGCCTTCACCGTCGATCGCGCCGCTCCGGTCGCGCTCGCGCGCGCCGGCCGCATCCTTTCCGCCGAGAACGAGCGCTGCCTGCGCGACGCCCACGGCCACATGACCCAGGCCTGCGACATGGTTCGCGGCGTCTTCGAACAGGTCGACGAGCCCGAAGGCGACGGCGGCGACGACGAAGCGCGCGCGCTGGAGGCCCGTAGGGCCGCGGCGCTGAAGCGCCGCGCCGGCCTGCCCGCGGCCTGAGGACAGAAAGCCAGAAACCCCGAATTCCGGCTTCCGCCGGAACCGCCCTTCCGGAGCCTTGGGCAAGCTGACCGCAGCGTCGCGAGACGCCGCTTCCCCGCGCCGGACGCATCCGCGTTCGGCCGTAACGCCGCGCCGTGAGGCGCCGCCAAGAAGGAGCCTGATAATGGAGAAGCTCGCTGAGCTGCGCCGTAAACTCGGCGCGCTGACCGACGAACTCAACAGCGACGCCGTGCTCGCCGACGCCAAGGCGTTCGAAGCCAAGGAGCGCGAGATCGTTGAGTGCGAAGCAGCGATCGCCCGCGCCGAAGCGGCCCGCAAGCGCGCCGCCTCGCTCGCTCGGCCGGCGCTGCTGCGCGGCGCCGCCCCCGAGGCCGAGGAGCCGACTTCGGTCGACGACGCCGGCGGCATCCTGCACTATCGCGCCCAGCTCGGGCAGCGGCTCGATCCGCGTTCGCCCGACGCGTTCGGTTCCTATCTTCGCGCCGCGCGCCAGGGCCTCGGCCTCGCGATCGACCGCTCGCGGCATTTCGCCGGCCTCGGCGAGCAGCTCTGCGCGATCGCCTGCCACTACGCCAGCCACGGGGCCAACAGCGATCCGCGCCTGGTGCGCGCGCCGACCGACTCCAACCGCGCCGGCCCGACCGGCGCCAGCGAAATGGACCCGACCGGCGGCGGCTTCCTCGTCCAGGTCGATTTCGCCGCGGCGATCTTCATGCTCGCCCACGACCTCGGCGAGATCCTCAGCCGCGTCAACAAGATCCCGATCAGCGCCAAGTCGAACGGGTTGAAAATCCCCGGCGTCGACGAAACCAGCCGCGTGACCGGATCGCGCTGGGGCGGCGTGCAGTCCTACTGGCTCGCCGAAGGCGTCGCGCCGACGCCGACCAAGCCGAAGTTCCGCCTGATCGAGTTCGATCTCAAGAAGCTGATCTCGCTGATGTATACCACCAGCGAGCTGCTCGAGGATTCGACCGCGCTCAACGCCATCGCCGCCCAGGCGTTCTCGGAAGAAGTCATGTTCATGACCGAGGACGGCATCTTCGAGGGCACCGGCGCCGGCCAGCCCCTCGGCTTCAGCAACAGCCCGGCGCTGCTGGCGGTCGCCAAGCAGAACGGCCAGGCGACCAAGACCGTGGTCAAGGAAAACCTCGACGCCATGTGGTCGCGCTGCTGGGCGCGCTCGCGCAAGAGCGCGATCTGGCTGATCAACCAGGACGTCGAGCCGCAGCTGCAATCGCTCAACGGCCCGGTCGGCACCGCCGGCGACCTCGTCTACATGCCGCCGGGCGGCCTCTCCGCCGCGCCCTATGCGACGCTCAAAGGGCGCCCGGTGGTCAACGCCGAATATTGCTCGACGCTGGGCACGCAGGGCGACATCAGTCTCGTCGACCTCAGCCAGTACACCATCGTCGACAAGAACGGCGTCCAGGCGGCGACCTCGATGCACGTCGCCTTCAATACGGACGAAATGGTGTTCCGCATCACCTACCGGGTCGACGGCAAGCCGATGTGGACCAAGCCGATGACCCCGTTCAAGGGCTCGAACACCCTCTCGCCCTTCGTCGCGCTGGCGACCCGCTGAGCGCGCTTCGCGCGCCGCGAGTGGCGAGTAGCGAGTAGCGAAGAACCGCTGGTCGCCCCGCCATTCGCCATTCGCCACCCCCTATTCGCTCTTCTCCGGAGAATCTCCATGGCTCGTCAGCTTCAAATGGCGGCGCAGTTTCCGCCCGTCACGCTTCTCCCCGCCGCCGCCGACGCGGCCGGCCGCACCAGCGTCTACGCCTCGCTTCGCAACGCCCTCAAGGCCTGGGTCGTGGCCGAGGTCAATCAGGGCGCCGCCAACACCGTGCTGCTTTCGCTGCTCCAGGCTCAGGATTCGTCGGGCACGAATTCAAAGGCGGTCAGCAACGCCGTGCCGATCTGGCTCGACGCCGATACTTCGACTTCGGATGCGCTGGTTCAGCAGGCCAACGGCACGACCCTGACCACGTCGGCGACGACCAAGGACAAGCTTGTCGTCTTCGAGATCGAGCCGGAGTTCGCGCTCGACGTCGCCAACGGCTTCAACCATCTGGCGATTTCGACCGGCGCGTCGAGCGCCTCGAACGTCACCGCGGCGCATCTCTACATCTGGGGCGCCGTCCAGTCCGCTTCGCCGCCGACCACGATCGCCTGATCGCAGGCCTGAAGGCGGGAGGCCGGCGCTCGCCGCCGCGTCTCCCGCCGCCGTCGTTTGTTTTCGCTCCGAGGGAGCCGCCATGACCACCCGCTCGCAATTTCGCACCTACGTCGAGACGTTCTTCGAGGACGTCAACTTCGAGACCGTCGCCTCGATGGCGCCGTTGCAGTTCAACGAGGATTTCATCGGCGCCGGGCACAGCGCCGGCATCCCCGCCGCGGGCTCGCCGGTCGCCGGCTATCCCTGGGTCAAGAAGATCGTCGGCGCCGCGCCGCCGACCGTGGCGCTGGTCTCCAACGCCGGCGGCGGCCAGATCGCGCTGGCGCTCGCCGCGACGTCCGAAAAGGAGGACGCGGTCCTCTACTGGAACGACAATCTGGCGATCGACGTCACCAAGGTCGCCAGTTTCGAGGCGAGGGCGGCCCTTTCGGTCGCGCCGAGCGCGGCGAGCGTGCAAATGGTGATGGGCCTCGCCGCCGCCTGGATCGACGGGCCCGACAACAACACCCATTATCTCGAGTTCGGCTGCACCGCCAACGCCAACCTGCTCTGCCGATCGCAGGACGGCACGACCCAGAACTCGATCGCCGCCGCGCAGATCGGCGGCTCGGCGATCGCGCTCGATACGAACTTCCATATCTTCCGCATTTCGGCGGAGAACCCGGCCGACATCGCCTTCTATCTCGACGGCAACCGGGTCAACGCGGTCGGCTCGATCGCCTACGCGGCGACCGGCGCGAATGCGATCCTGCAGCCCTATTTCGCGGTTTACAAGCCGTCGGGAACGGGCCTCGCGACCCTCACCGTCGACAAGCTCGACATCTTCTCGAACCGCTAAGCGCGCGAGCGTTTGGCCGACGGTCAAGAGGCGAACGCCGATGCAGAGCTCGCGCGGTCCCGGCGCCCATAACCGCATAATCTCGACAGGAGACGGCCATGGCCGACCCGATTGCCCTCACGCTCCAGCAGGCGGTGATCCCGGCCGGCTCGGCGCTCTCGGCCGCGGTGGGCCTGGGAGCGGCGCGCCTGCACGGCATTCTGATCCCGACGCCGTGGACGGCCGCGAACCTGACCTTTCAGGTCAGCGTCGACGGCGTCAACTTTGAGGAAATGTACGACGACGCGGGCAACGCGATCACCGTGACGGCGGCCGCCAGCCGCTATTGCGCGCTCGATCCGACGCGCTGGCGCGCCGTCGCCAGCCTCATCGTGCGCTCGGGAACCTTGGGCTCGCCGGTCAACCAGGTCGCCCAGGCGACGATTGGCCTGATCACGCGCCCGATCGCCTGACGCGATGCGCCCCGCCACGCTGATCTCGACCGTCGTCGCCGCGGCGGCGGACACGGACCTCACCGATCTCGCCACGGTCAAGAGCGAGCTGGCGATCGCCGGAACGGCCAACGACAAGTTCCTGGCGCGCCAGATCGCGGCGGCTTCGGCGGCGATCCAGACCTATTGCAACCGGGTCTTCGCCGCCCAGACGATCCAGGACCAGATCTGGTTCGCGCGCGAATCCTGGCCGGCCGTCGTGCGCGAGGGCGCCGCGCCGCTGCAATTGACGGGCTGGCCGCTGCTCAGCGTCGCCTCGGTCGTCGCGCCCGTCCTCGGCGTCGGGACGACGCTTCAGCAGGGGACCGATTTCCTCGCCGATATGGCGGCCGGGCAGCTCGTCCGTCTCGACGCCAATGGCTTCCCCAAGCACTGGCGCGAATCGCCGATCGTCGCGACCTATCAGGCCGGCTACGCCGATCTGCCCGCCGACGTCGAGGAAGCGACGATCCTGCTGGTCAAGATGCGCTGGTTCGCGCGGCTGCGCGATCCGCTGACGCGCTCGCTGAACGCGCCGGGCGTGTTCGAGCAGACCTTCGTCATGGGCACCGGCCCCGGCGGCGCCGACGACATGCCGGCCGAAGTCACCGCGCTGATCGACCGCTATCGCGTGCCGGTCGTCGCATAGGAGCCGCTATGAAACGCGCCACCATCGAGATCCCCACCAATCTCCTCGCCGAGGCGCTCCCGGTTCTCGTCGACGCCGGCCTGACAGTCAAAGCCGTCATCACCGACGGTGAGTACGGATCCGCGTTCGTCTCAGTCGAGGGCTTCGCACTGCCTGACGATTGCTGCGGCGCCGACGTCGGTCTCGTCCGGATGGATATGATGCTGGAGACGTTCGGCCGCCAGCGCCTGGTCAAGATTGCCGCCTTCACGCCTGCAACCTCGGCGCTCGATCGGCGCCGTCGCGTCGCCAGGGCGATTGCAAGCTTCTTGCCTCATGTCGCAGGGAACTGACATGGACAATCCCGGCCCCTTCGTCTTCACCCTCAACGGCGGCGCGTTTTCGCTCGCCGCCGCCGGCGTCTTTATCGGCGACTGGATGGAGGGCTTCGCCGGCGTCGACGCGCTGAGCCTCGGGGCGAGCTTCGCCTATGGAGCGGGCGGCGCGGCGCCCGGCGTGACGGTCTATTTCCAGACCAGCCTCGACCAGGGCCAGACGCCGATCGACATCTTCGCGCCGCAGTTCGGCCAGGCGAGCGCGCTCTCGCTCGCCAACCTTTCCGGCCTCGACAAGGCCGCCCCGTTCGCGCCCGCCCAGCAGTCGTTGACGCCGAACACGATCCAGGACGGCGTGCTCGGCGACCGCTTCCGCGCCGTCGTGGTGGTCGGCGCGACGCCCTACGGCGGCGCCTCGTCGCTCATGCTGTGGGGGTGTGCGCGGTGAGCGACCCCGCCGCGACCGCCTTCATGCGGACGGCGATCCACACGACCGGCGTGCCGGTCACGATGCAGCGCGTCTTCGGCTATGCGCCGGCCCCGGTGTGGACGTTCTCGGCCGATCTCACCGCCCGCGTCGCCAAGGTGGCCGCCAACCGCGCCGCGCCGGCGCGCGACGGCCTCTCGGCCACCGCACCGGGCGCGTTGACCCAGGACGACCGCACCGTGCGCCTCATGGCCGACGAGCTCGCCGCCGAGCGGTTTCCGCTGCCGGTCGCCAAGGGCGACAAGATCATCCTGGCCGCTGGCGGCGAAGCATTCGAGGTTTCGGAAGTCGACGATTACACCTTCGCCTTCGCCGGCGCGATCGAGCTCACCGTGACGGGGGTCGCATGATCCCGACCCTGGTCGTCGACGAAAAGCGCCTGACCCAGGTGCTCGACGGGATGGCGCCGGCCGTGCGCGAGCGCCTAATCGAGACCCTGGAGCCGATCGCCGCGGAGATCCAGGCCGACGCCAAGGCCCGCGCCGAGGAGCATATCCGCTATCTCGGCTCGAAAAACCCGGGCTCCTACGTCGAATCGATCCAGCATGGCGTCGCCGCCAAGCGCGAGCGCAAGGTCACGGGCTACGTGCGCTCCGGCCATCCGCTCGCCCATCTGCTCGAGGACGGCTTCACCATCAAGGACATGATGATCCAGAGCGCCGACGGCGGCGTGATGGCGTTCCAGGACGAGCTCGGCATGCACTTCGCCAGGGACGTTCACCGCCATGAGACCAAGGTGAAGGCCTATCCGGCGATCCGCCCCGCCTTCGAGGCGCGCCGCGACGACATCCTCGCCGCGCTCGAGGCGGTCGCGCGCGAATCGGGGCAGGGGACAGGCTGATGGCGGCGACCCGCGAACAGGCGATGACCGCGCTGCTCGCGGTGTTGAACGCCTGCGGCTCCTTCAAGCTGGTTTCGCGCCGCAACCGCAGCCCGGAATCGATCCCGCTGGCGCAATGCCCGGCCGCGTTCCTGCTCTCCGAGAGCGATGAATACGAGGACCGCGCGCCGCTGCCGCAGGTCCGCGCGCTGATGGTCAGCGCCGTTTTCTACAACGACGTCGGGACCGACCAGAACGCGATTCCGTCTGTTGTCATCAACCAGGCGCTCGACGCGCTCGACGCCGCGCTGGCGCCGATGGGGCCGAGCGGCTTCTTCACCCTCGGCGGCCTCGTCGACTCGGTCAAGATCGTCGGCCGCATCGAGCGCGTCGACGGCGCCAAGACTGGCCGCAGCATGGCCAGCGTCCCGATCAAAATCACACTGCCCTGAGCGAAGGCGAAGCCTTCGGCTCATCGCGCCCCGAGGTGAACGCGTGAGCGTTCGTCCGGAGGGCGACCCGCGCTCAATCACATCAGGCTCTCCATGCCGCGCAAAATCTTCATCGCCGTCCCCGCCTATTCCGGCGAGGTGACGGTCCCGACCATGACCAGCCTGCTGCGCGCGCGCGACGAGGCGCGCGGCCAGGGGTGGGAGTGCACGATCGAGACGCGCCCGGGCGATTCGATGGTGCACCGCGGCCGCAATGTCATGCTGACCGACTTCCTCGAGTCGGACGCCAGCGACCTTGTCTTCTGGGATGCCGACGTCGCCGCCGCGCCGGGCGCGTTCCTGCGCCTCGTTTCGCATCCCGTCGACTTCGTCGGCGGCGTTTATCCCTTCCGCCAGGACCCCGAAGGCTATCCCCTCCGCGCAATCGGACCGCTGATCGAGGACGCGGCGACCGGCCTGATGACCAACGCCGAGCTCGGACTGCCCGCCGGCTTCCTGCGCGTCACCCGCGCCGGCCTCGAACGCATGGTCGCCGCGCATCCTGAGCTTTGGGCGCGCGAGCGCAGCGGCCGCCGCATCGTCTGGCTGTTCGACTTCGCCCTGATCGACCATGAGCCTTTCTCCGAGGACTTCGTCTTCTGCCGGCGCTGGCGCGAGGCGGGCGGCGTCGTCTGGCTCGATCCTGACCTCACCCTCCACCACACCGGCCAGAAGACCTTCTCCGGCCGCTACGGCGACTTCTATCGCCGCCGCCTCGCCGCCGCGACGACGCCTCAGGAGCTCGAGGACGCTCAAGGAGCGCTCGACGCCTTTCTCTCCCCGCTGACGCCGCCCGCTTCGGCGGCGTGATCCCTCGCAACAACAAGGACCTTCCCCATGCTCCAGTTCGGCGCAGGCGCCCTCTTTGGGTTCAGGAACGACATCGCCGGCCAGACGCCGATTCGCTTCGCGGCGCTGCAGGACGTCTCCTGGGATCTGAGCTTCACCGAAAAGCCGCTCGCCGGCCTCCTGCAGCTGCCGATCACCGTGGCGCGCGGCGAGGGCAAGTGGGGCGGCAAGGCCAAGGCGGGCGTTCTCTCGGCCAAGGTCTTCAACTCGATCTTCTTCGGCCAGACGCTCACCACCGGCGGCATCCAGGCCGCGGTCGACGAGCCCCACACCGTGCCGACGTCGTCGCCCTTCACCATCACGCCGGCCAACCAGGCGAGCTTTTACAGCGACCAGGGCGTCACCTACGCCGGGCCGCTCGGCCTCAATTTGTCGGCGACCTCGGGCGCGCCGACCGCGTCGGCGCAATACGAGCCGCCGCCCGCGCCGAGCACCACCGGCGTCTACGCCTTCTCCTCGAGCGACGCCGGCAACGCCGTTCTGCTCGACTATCTCTACAGCGTGACCACCGGCGAGCAGATCGACATCGCCAACCTGGCGCTCGGCACCACGCCGACCTTCGCCGGCGTGTTCCGCAACCGCGACCCGCAGACCGGGAAGTTCATGACGCTGGTGATCAACAAGATGACGAGCTCGAAACTGTCGTTCGGCTCGAAGACCTCCGACTGGACCGTCCCCGAGTTCGACATGACGATCATGGACGACGGGACCGGCAACATCGGCACGCTGACCTTCGGAGACGTTTCGTGATGACGCACGCGACCGCCGACCACTGCGCCGTCCGCCTCGGCGCGCTCTCCTTCTCCGTGCCGCGCCTGACGCTCGGCGCGATCCGCAAGCTGATGCGCCTGCAGGCCGAGTTCGCCAAGATCGAGAGGCCGGATTCGGACGCGATGTTCGATCACGGCCTCGCCGTCGCGGCGCTGGTGTTCGAGCGCGCCGAGCCGAAGCTTCCCGACCTCGAGCAAATCGAGTGCTCGCCGCAGGAGCTGCGCGCGGCGCAGAACGTCGTGCTCGAATTCTCCGGTCTCGCGCCGAAGACGGAAGCAGCCGGAGCCCCGGCGCCGGGAAAATAGCCGGCGAGGGGGCCTTAAGCGAGCGCTGGTTCCAGGACGTGCTCGGCCGCCTGCAGAGCGAATGCGGCTGGACGCCCGCCGAGGCGCGCGAGGCGACGCTCGCCGACGTCGACGACCTCTTCGCCTATTGGCGCCGCCATCCCCCCTTGAGCCAGCTGGTAGGCGTCATCGCGCAAGGGATGCGCTGGAAACCCGAGCCGGAAGCGCCGGCGCCGGGCGATTTCGCCGCCGCGGTTGCCGACGAAAACAAGATGTTCGAACTGCCGGACCGCTGGTTCGGCCAACGCAAGGGTTAGGCGATGGCCGCGGACATCTACGTCGCCTTCGGCGCCGACACCGGCGGCCTCGAGGCGGCCCTGGCGCTGGCCAGCTCCAACGTCAAGGGCATGGCCGCCGAGCTGCGCGCGCTCGCCAACGAGATGCGCGTCACCGGCGCCGCCGCCGATTCCGAGCTGGGCCAGAAGGTCCTCGCCGCCGGCGCGAATCTGGCGGCCGCCAAGGCGCAGGTCGCGGGCCTCAAGTCCGAGCTGAAGGAGGCGGGGAGCGAAAGCGCCGGCGGGATCGCCGGCCTGCTTGCTCCGATCGCCGAATTCAAGGAGAGCCTCAGCGGTCTGATCGAGCTGGTCGCCGGCGCCTTCGCGGTCGACAAGATCGTCGAATTCATCCGCTCCATGGGCGAGCTCGGCGAGCAGACCGAGCGCACGTCGGAGATCCTCGGCCTGACGACGCAGCAGGTCGGCGAGCTGCAATACGCCTTCCAGGCGACCGGCACCGACGCCGCCAATCTCGACCAGATGGTCGGCCGCTTCGAGATCGGCCTCGCCAAGGCGGCGGCGGGAACCGGCCCGGCTGTCGCCGGACTGAAAGCGCTCGGGCTCAACGCCAAGGACCTCATCGGCCTGCCGTTCCCCGAGCAGCTCGACAAGATGGCGGCTGCGGTCTCGCGCTTCGCCGACGGCACCAACAAGACGGCGGCGCTGCAATCGCTCGGCCGCGGCTTCGTCGAGCTCATTCCGCTGCTCGACGAGGGCGCGGGCGGGTTCGACGAACTGCGCGAGAAAGCCGACGCGACCAACAGCGTGCTCGACGCCGCCGCGACCCGCTCGCTGGTCGACATGCAGCACGCGCTGGTCGATCTCGGCGCCGCGGTCAAGGGCGACGCGATCCAGGCCTTCCTGCCCTTCGCCGGCGTGGTCGACAACCTCGTCTCGCAGCTGCGCCAGCTCGCCGAAGCCTTCTCGGATTCGGCCAGGAGCGGCGGCTTGATGCACGTCGCGCTGGAGGCGTTGGCCGGCGTCCTCAGGGTGTCGCTGACCTATTCCGAGGCGCTGACCACGGTGATCGTCCAGTTCGCGATCGCCG